TTATACATCGGTGTCAACTCCCAGTTGGTTAGCCAGATCAAGTGCATTACCTGCTACTTGCATAAGAGCGCGAGTGATGCCAGCGATAAGGACTAGTTGATCCATAGCGCCCTCGGCAATGAGACGTGTTGCGATATCACCAGCCAAGCCGGAGAACTCTTGGTACATAGCCTCTTCTTGTTCAGTCAGTTCGCCCGGTTCAAATTGTTTGATAGTAATCAGTTTCATACAGATTCTCCTTTGCTAGATTGTAGTTTGTTGAAATATCGGCGGACGCAGTAGCCACGACCAATGCTCCAGACTGTGCAGCCGATTGTAGCGACAGTAGAAGCCACTGTCAAGTCTTTAATGAAACTGAATGTCACCATTGTGATGATCCAGCTTCCTACCATACCAATGCCAGTATTGGACACGGTTTCTTTCAACGATTGTGCTTTACTCTGTGCCATTTCCGCCTCCATAACGAATGAGGGGCCATCATACGATAGCCCCTTTCTTGTGTCAAGCGTATTTTTTGGTTAGGTAATCAAGCGACACAGGGCATGGCAAGCCAAAACCATCATCCACTTCATTCAGCATCATAATGCCACGGAAGTGTTGATTACCTTGGTGGCCTTTGTACGCCTCGTCGTGAGGATAGCACGCACCGTTGATGATACCAATGCGGTATTTGCCATCAAGCTGGTTGTCAGCGATTGCAATATCCAACACTTGCTTGTGCCCAACAACGAAAGAAGAGCCTACAGCCTTCAACTGTGCAGCAGCATTACCAGCACGTGGACGACCATTCATTGGGTTGACCAAGTAGTGGACGTAGTAGATACCGTCAATGCAAACTGGCTTCAGATAAGGGGCAACTTCCCAACCATATTGCTGAATATTGAGTGAGTCCACACCGACAAGGCCGTACAACTCTGGATTATCGTTGGCGTAGCGGTCAAACCGATCTTCGTGATTGCCCGGACAGAATACCATCTTAGGGTTATAAACCTTCTTTTTATTTGCACGTTGTTGCTCCTGTAGTGTGATGACTGGAGCCATCAACTTCTTCATGCCTTCGTGACCAGCACGAACATCATCAATGACGCGACGACCTTCCATCACCTTCTTGCCCTTGTCATAACTGGAGAGGCTTGGGAAGTCCCAGTGGTCGCCAATATGGACAACAACATCAGGCTTCTTGTCAGCAATGTACTGGCCGATATAGCCCATGTAGGACAGGTCTTCTTCTGGTTTGGCCTGTGTGTCTGCGATGATCAAATGCTTCATACTCATTTACCCTCCTTCAAAATTCTAGTAATTTGTTCTCTACGCTCTTTTACTGTGCGTGCAGGAACCTCACCCTTCTTGATGATCCACGCTTTCACCACATCTGCTTTCTCTTTGCAAATGGTAATCGCTTGTTTCTCAATGGCTGCATCTTCGTGCGACATACCTTGACGTTCAGCAAGGGTCTTGATCTTGTGACATGGCTTGCACAGGAATGCCAAGTCTTCTTTACGGACAAAGACAATCCCTTCGACAAACTGTTGAATGTCACTGATCTTTCTCAGAGAATGTTCACCAGTCCTGTGATCCACTTCCATATTCTTTAGGATGTGTTCCTTCTTGCAAATCTCACAAACCCCGCCCCAAACTTTAGGACGGCCTTTGCGCAGTTTCACATTAGGATTGGTAATCATCTTGCGAGCTTCTTTAACAAACTCAAGCTTGACAGGGTTCTTCGACCAGAGGTATCGCCGGATTCCGCCACGAATCCAGCTTAGATACATTGCCTCGGTCTTCCAGATTTCTGGATACAACTCCCAAGGACGGATATCACTCATACAATGCCCAACTTCTCAAGCATCACAGCAACATCAATACGGTCATCTTCCCAACGACGCATATGAGCACAATCAAAATACATCTGCATGATTTCAAGGGCGTCTTTGGTGTGGAGAACACCGTCATGAGCCATGTACGTCACCGTCTCAGGATACCAGCTTTTGTATTGGTTGTACATAGCTGTCAGAGCTTCTTTGTCGTTGGTTGCGTCTTTCAGCACGTTATATGCTGCTACTTCACCAAACGTTACACTCTTGCCTGCTTTGTCCTGTGCAATCTTCCACAGGTCACACCCATGATAGTTGTCCACAGAATCACCGTAGAGCGTTTGGTAGTACAGCCACAGTCTGCCAGTACCCTTGATGCCTTTCCCTTCCTTGTGCAGCTCACCAAAGCCTTTAATCAGGATAGGTTTGATCATCTTCGCAGGGTTCCACAGCCAGCCAGAACAACCCAGTGCATCTTTGTCTTCTGTTACAGTGATGATACGAGTGTCAGTCTTAAAGCCTTCATACGAACGCATAGACTGTTTGTCGTCCACTTCCATACCATTGACAATACCAGCCTTCAACTCACCAATCAGATACGCACGTAGCTCCTTCAACTGCAAAGGGCGAATAGTGTCTTCACGGTTCTCTTTATATTTCCCGCCGAGTTTACTCTTGCCCGCCCATTTACCAACTGTTGCAACGTGAGTCATTGGCAAAGGAATCAGGTCACGGAAGTTGTTCTCACCGCCGATGTAAATCTCACCTTTGGTAACACCAGTGCGAGTGTGGTAGCCCTTGATCATGTCGCGAATCAGACTCTTCCCATAACTGGAGTGTCGCGGGTCTTGTACGTCAGTGATGGTGTACATATCTTCAGTGTGGTCAGTGCCAGCCAGATAGGCTCTGAACTCTGTGCGGTTGCTCCACTGTTCGATCACACCCTTTTCGATATGCTGTGTTTTGATACTCTTTTCTTCGTTTGCCGCTGCTGCCTTGTATGCAATGCTGTCTGCGTCAAATACTAGAATGTCCTCGCTCATTGTTTTCCTCCCAATAGCAAAAGGCTACCGAAATGGGTAGCCCTTTGTTTAAATCATCCTCTTACTGACTGCGGTAAGACTTAGTACAGGCAGAGGCGTTCAACATTGCCCATTCCATACCTACAGCGTCAGCTACAAAACTGCGTGTTGCACCAGCGGAGATACCGTAAGCAGCACCAGTAACAACTTCGTCAATGTTTGCAGCGAGGAAAACGATTTGGTATCCTTTCTCTTCTGCTTGTTTGACCAGCTCTTTGATCTTCGCACCGCTGTACTCGACAGAAGCGTTCTCATGACCATCAGTGAAGATGTTGATGATTGCTTTGTCTGGAGCTTCTTTCAGCACTTTAGAGAGTGCTGTGCCGATTGCGTCGTTCATCGCGGTCATACCACCCGGCTGATACGAGGCTTCGGTCAGGTCTTGTACGTCAGCCAGTGCAACTGCATCCAGTGTAAGATGTACACGGTTGCTGAAGGTATACAGGGTAACGTCAGCAGCGCCTTCGATCTTACGTTGCTCTGCAATCAAGGTGTTGAAGCCACCGATCACATCACCACGTAGGTGGCCCATGCTGCCCGATTCGTCAATTACGAACACGATTTGTACTGCATTTGGATTTGTCATTGTCTCTCCTTTATTAATCATTACTGAGCAGGCCGAGGACACCCCAGAGGATATACCAGCCAAGTGCGATGTTAACTCCCGGCACTACAACGTCAATCACAACGCAAGCCCAGAAAATAAACCAGAACAGATTCATCATTATTCCTTTTGGTAAGTGGTGAAGGCACATCTTACAGACTGTACCTTTCCATGTCAACAATTAAATCACATCAAACTTCTCGTACACCACCCAACCACCTTCAGTCTCTGGCCCTACATTGTCGATCACGTAGGCACCAGCTTTGAAGTAGAATGGATATTCCTTCCATGCTTCGCTCACCTTCAAGTGATAGCCGAAGCCTTCAAGGTTTATGTGAAGCTCACCAGAGGAATCAACCTCTAAGCGGTATTCGAATGTCTCACCTAACGGACAAGGAACAGACAGCACCTTGACTGCTGAGTCTGTAGGATTAGCTCTTAAATCAACCCGTGCAACACCGTTCCACCATGTAACCATCAAGAATGGATTAGGTGCTTTGTGTGCGTGAATTTGACCTACGATCACCTTACCAGAGCTTGGTGCCAGTTCAACTCTTACAGTGCCAGACATTGCGTGTGTCACGCCATCCACTATCCAATTGTAGGGCAAACCCGACTCTGGAAGTGTTTGACGACTCTCTGTGCGTGGGCTAGAGCTGCTACCGGATGTATCACCTAACACAGAACACCAGTAGTTTGTATGACCTTTTGGGTCTGTCCATACCAAGTCTTGTGGAGGTTTTTCAGGATACAAGTATGTTTGCCCGTGTGCTGTGATATTGCCAAAACTAAACATCATTTACCTCGCAAAGAATAGCGGGGCATAAAGCCCCGCCTCTTGTGGATCAGAACGGCACGTCGTCGTCAAAGTCGTCGCTGTCAGGCGCTGG